GGTAGGAATGATATACCTGATACTTCATCAAAGTTTTTATATACCCATGCTCCTACTTCCATCCACTCATCTTCCTTAACAGATACAGTAACAGAAGGCTTGTGTTCACACCAATGTCTTTGGAACATGAGCCAATACTCTAACTGTTCTATAGCAGACATCTCTGTCCTAGTCGTAGCACCTGAAGGTGACTTCATAGGAAAGCTGAACACAGTTGTGCTGTCAGGCTTCATAACACATGGCTCACTTGGTATGCCACTATCTTTCATAAACTGTGTGAGTGGGTCTTTATTGTCACCACGCACAGTTCTGATGTAATAGTCATTGTGTCTAGCATGAATACCTGAAGCACTATCAACTAATTGACTAACTGTACCACTTGGTTTAACACAAGTTATTGCAGTTGCTTGTGGAATACCTAAGTCTTTAGCCATCTTCTTGTTAGTTTCTATTGCTACATCTCTTAGTATTTCTAATATTTCAGGTGTCCATATAGGGCAATCAAGAATACCTGTTAGGGAAACTCCTAATAGTCTTTCTTCCTCTGTATTATCCTTCCATATCTTACGCAAGTACTTAAAGTTAGTAAGAGTTGATTGGAATGTACCTAAGATTGTAGCCATACGTACTTTTTCTTTCAAGGATTCTAAGCCATCCGTAACTCTGCACACTACCTCTGTAAGATTACAGAACTGATATGGTCTAAGTATAATCTCACTACATGGATTACAACCAAAGTAATGGTCTGCATCTCGTCTACCATTCTCTAGTGCCTTTACTTTAGCTGCTTGTCTATTAAATATACCACGTTCACCTGACTTAGATTCATATAATGATGTCCACTCTCGCATGAATGTACCCATCTCAGGCTTACCTTTAAATGCTACAGAGTTATTAGCTAATGCTCTCTGCCCTTCGTTCTCCCACCATTGACCTGACTTAGCATGTCTCATTTGGTCATCGCCTAAGTTAGACAATGATATAAGAGCAGACCTACGAACACCACCAACAACTACAACTTCTCCTATCTTACACATTAAATCGTGGCACTCAATAGGAAATAGTCTTCTGCCTTTAGCACCTTGAAACTTCTGTATGCAGAATCTAAATAACTCTTCTAGTGGAGCAGGTCCAGATGCCCTACCACCAAAAGTTTTTAGTCTTGCACCTGCAGGTCTTACTTGTGATGTATCCCATGTAGGAACTTGACCTACATATAACATAGCAATGAGTTCTCTTAAAGCTTTTGCCCAACCGGGTCTGCTATCTGCGACATGTATGACCGTAGTGCTGTCTTCAAAATGCTCATTAACGATAGGAAGTTTATCTACTACTTCTCTTTCTACAGAGAAACCTACACCTGTTCCACACATAAGAACATACATGCATTCGTCAAATGCACGAGGACTATCAACAGGTATATAACTACAATTATAACCACCAACATGACATCTATCTAAAGCAGGTCCTGATGTCATCAAGGCTCTCATACTAGGCATAACTCCTAAGTTCATTATTTGTGCAGACAGTTTCTCTTTTAATGCTTTAGTTACAGTATATCCATGATTATCTTTTAAATGGCTTTCCATATAACTAAAATATCTATCTATTGTTTCAGACCAATTTTCTCTTCTTTGTTCTTCGTCTTTCCATCTTGCATAGCGAGATAGTGCAATGAAGTTTTGATAATCTGTTGGTAGGTAATTGCTAATCATTTATGTCTCCGTTATTACTTTTAGTTGGGTTATTTTTGTTCCATCAATATCATAAAAAAATTCTCTTATGTAGTCTTCAAACTCTTCTGTTAATTCACCGTCTGCCGGTATTGCATATTCGTCTGGGTCAACGGTGATGGTACAGACTATCTTAACTCTTATCGTCATCATATACCTCAATGAGTTTATTCAGATACCATTGTGCTTTTTTCAAGTCTTCTATACCATTCTTATACTTAAATCTCCATAAGTATTTAGCTATATTACCTTGTAGATAAGCATCAAAGCCATCACCTAACATAGCTTGCAAGGCATCAATACATTCAATTCCAGATTCATTGTAGTGTCTAGGATGATTAATCATATCTTCTTGTAACTTAGATAACTCTTTGTCTTCCATCATCTTCATAAACTCCATATGTCTCATTAAGTATCAGACTTCACAAAAGACACATTAATTATATTGTCTTCATATGTTTTTTTAGGGGTGTCTTCTTTATAGAACTTCTGCTCTTCTTTGTCAAACACATTTACAACATAATCATTTATCTTGTCTCTAAGCTTAGGTTCTGTCTCTAACAAGTTAAGTGTTGAGCATAGCATCTTGCATATATGTTCAACTTGATAGTAATCATCATCATCTAAGGGATTGTTTTCATTAGGTAATATTGCAACTTCAATACCACCGTTCCATTTACCCTTGCTGTTAAGATGTGGATTTACTTTAATAAAAAAATCTTCAGGCATTACACCTTTTCCTTTATAATCCATACTACTTTCTCCTTATCTTAGTTCCTACAAACTTAATGAAGTTTGCATGTTTATTTTTACCTTTTTCTTTCAGCCAATCTTCAGGTATAATTCTATCATAATATCTGAAACCATGTCTAATACACCATTGAGCATAGCTAGACTTAGCACCTTTACTAAGCTTGCTACTACTATTAGTAAATACAAATCTTATGTCTAGCTTAGGATGCTGTTTCTTTATTGCTAAGTGCTTACGTCTGTCAGCTGCTAAAAACCTACCCTTAGTTTCGATTATGATACCATTGTACAATATAAAATCTGGGGTATATGTTCTATATGCTAAATCTTCCCATTCAATCTTTATACTTTCATATGTATATTGACATTTCTTTTCTTTTAGATAAATAGATATCTTATGTTCTAAGCCACTACGATATCCATACTTTATAGCTTCACGTCTGACTTTGTGAGGTGACACTAAGCTTCGCCTTTTAACTTAACATACTGAACCATCTTAGGTTCTTTAGCTTGAGACATCTGTGCAGGCAACTCTCTTAGTGTAGGAAAGCATGTATTTCTAAAATCACAGAACTTGCAGTTAGAGTTTAGAACCATATTACCTGTTGACACTTTCCGAAAGAACTCAGGTACAGGCTCAAAGCATCTCTTAAACTCTTTCTCTTCTGCTGTAGCTATAGTTTTCTTTATAGTGTCTAACTCTTCTTCTAAGTTCATATTACTTGCAGGAACATATTTAAACTGTCCATTAGCTTTGTTTACAACCCACCAACCACCAACTTTGTGTCCTGATGCTTTTGCATAGCCTGCCAATTGTCCTATATAACCAAAGCCGTCACCATCTTTAAGTGTTTCATAGGATTCAAACTTATTCTTGTATGACCAATCAGATGCAGATTTAATATCATCTACAGCATCATTCATAACAATGTCATAAGTTCCTTTGATTGATAGGTTGCCATCTAACTTTAATTCTACTTCAGTATTATCTTTGTATTCCATACCTGCTTCAGTCAGTAATCCTTTAAACACTGCTTCAACAATATCACCTAACATCATATTCATAACGAATGTGGTAGGTTTAGGTAGTGCCTTTTCTGGATGATTCTTTTGAAACCATAGTTGGCACGAAGGTCTGCCTACATTAGACATACGAAATCTAAACTCATCTCGTTTATTACCTCCAGCGAATTGACGTTTTAAAGCATCTTTTATTTCCTCTCCTATTCTATCAATAGTGGAGTCACTCATTCGAGTTTCTCCTTTAGTGGCATTTTCTAGATACTGATGAATCGCCAATTCCGCTGGATGGTGCATTATGCTACCTCTTCTTGATTGTCTATATCAATAAAACTATCAACTGTATCTTTATCAGATTGACTTATGTCCTTAGATGACTTTTCACTCCAAGTGTTTATAACCCACTCGTTGTAATTCTGTACCCAAGACATAAAATCAGAGAACATAGTTTGGTCTGCATCTGTTAAAGATATAGTATTTGTGATATCTAAACTTGCTTGTGGCAGATAAAAAGTATCACCGTTATTTGATTTATGACCCTCTGTGGTAATCACAATGTTATGTTGCACTGGTAGTCTCTTCATTTGTGCTAACTTAGTAAATGGTACACCCATAATCTTAAAAGCATCACGATTATCAATTTCCCATATGAAAGGAGACTCAGGCAAATCAACAGGCTTACCATCTGCTGTCTTAGCATCATTCAATGTTACTAATCCAAAGATAGCACGAACTCTCTTAATTGACTTCAATAAGTCCTGTTGATGTTTAGGTAGTGCTTGAAAGTCCTTGACATAACCTGCAGGCTTACCACAGTTAAATCCACCATTAGTATCTTTCAAGTCTATGTTTAAACTATCAGCCATTACAGTCTTGACGTAATCGCCCTTTTTCTCACCTGCCTTAGCTGATAAGTTTGGAACATATCTTTTATACATATATCTTTGCATAAAAGGTCGTATAGTTGCTGATGAAGCATAAACCACGTTGCCATCTAAAGGGTCAAGTAGATAGTTGCCGCCATCTATAACCTCAAGCTTTACTGATTTACCATTCATCTCACCCTCGCCCATAATAGGCTTATGTTGTATCTTCAGTCTTGGTAGGGTGCTACTCTTCTTTGAAGCAGAAGAATCTTCTCCAGCGATACCCATAGCTTTTGCCATAGCGGCATAGTTATTTGTATCAATAGTCGTTAAATCACTCATATGTGAACCTCGCTTTTATTTTAAGTTTTGTAGTTATATCACGCAACGTCTTTAGTGTCAAGCCAATTATCTCCTATTTTTGATTCTAATAGTAGTGGAACATTAAACTTTATTGCAAAATGTGATTCGATTAGTTGTGTCAACTCTCTATTAATTTCTGTGATAAGAAATAATACTTGTTTGACCTCTTCGGGATGAACGTCAATGACTACAGAATCATGGACACTATTAACCAAGCAAGACTTCATACTAACTAACTTATTCTCTATATGAACTAACACGAGAGGAACTATGTCAGCAGTAGCAAACGATTGCACTGGGTAATTCTTTATCTGTGTAAAGTTTGTAACCTTACCATTTGTTAATCTTTTTATATCTGGGAATGAGAACTGTCTACCTGACGGTGTTGTAATCATACCCGTGTTCATAGCTTCCGTAGCCAATCTGGAGTGCCATGACTTGATTCCTTGATACTTTTCTGTGAAGTGTGTGTAGTATGCTGCTTCAGCTTTTGTTCTTCCAAATCCTGTTGCACCGTAGAGTGGTGCGAAGGTGTGTGCTTTTGCATCTTGGCGAGAAGTCGATTGACCCGCATCTGTAATAACTTTAGACGTATATGAGTGAACATCGAATCCAGTAGTGACTTCATCTATAGCAACCTCGTCTTGTGATAGGTAGGCAGCGGCTCGGAACTCTAACTGAGCAAAGTCAGCTTCAAGTATCTTGCCACCACTCCATCTTGATATGAATACTTTCTTAACAGGGAATGTACCACCTCTAGGCATGTTCTGCATATTAGGGTCTGCACCACTAAACCTACCTGTAGATGTTCTGTGTTGTAGAAGCCTAACATGTAACTTGCCATCAGGCTTCATATAAGTTGATATGCCATGTATAAATGATGATAGATAAGTATCTAATGCAGACAGTCTCTGTAAGTCAGTTAGAAAGCTTAATGCTTCTTGCATATCATTCTTTCGTGCAACACCTTGAAGTAATGCTAAGTTACTTTTGTTAACACTAAATCCATTAGCACTAACCCATTTAGCATTAGGTGCATTAAACTTTAATCCTGCTATCTTCTGATTTGCAATAAAATGGTAGCCACTACTATCACAATCGTTACAGTTAGTTGGTCTAGAATAAGGAGTTCCATCTTTCTTAACCTTTCTTATTTGACCTACACCTAGACAAGTACCACACCTACGTGCATCAGTCTTATAAACAATAGTAGAATTATTCTCTACACACTTCTTATAATCTCTTGTCTCCATATAAGGAGTAAAGTTATTTGCCCATAGACTTTTATCATTAGGTTTTCTACTATATATAACCCAAGACATTTGTTCTGGACTATTAAGATTGATAGGTGTGTCACCCATTAGACTATGTACTTGCTTGTTAAGTCTTTGTTCTATATCACTTTTTTCTGTTTCAAACTCAACTCTTACTTCGTCTAACTTACTAGTGTCTACAGTAAAACCTGTTTGATATATTCTAGCTAGTGTAAGAGCAACTTTGTTAGTTAGTAAAACTGTACTCATTAACTTTGAGTAATCTTCTGTGTTTAGTTTCTTGTATAACACATCTGATAATTCTTGTGTTGCTTTTAAGTCAGCAGATAAATAATCAGACAACTCTTGTTTAGGTATCTCATCAATAGGTACTTTGTTCTTGAAGTAGTCTTTCATAGTATCTTGTTTCTTAGTAGCCAAGTCATATCTATTAGCACATGCTTCTAGAGATAGTGGTTGTTTGATACCTCGTTGTAAAACATACTCAACTAACATTGTATCAAATACAGGACCATCATACTTCAATCCACATTCCCATAACCATAATAAGTCGTGTACTATGTTATGTCCTATAAGGATAGTTGCTTGGTCTAATAGTTCTTGCACACCATCAAAGCTATCTCTGTACAAATACTCCTCACCATTATCCGTAAGGCAACCTACCATAACAAGTTTGTTGTCAGTCTCAAAGGGGTCAAGATGTAACTTACCATCTCTATGAGTAACAGTATTTTCTACATCAAGTGTTAGCTTCATTATTAAACACTCCTTCTTCTATCTGTTTTGCAGTATGCTCTGCATGACAATTAGCACATAAAACTCGGCACTTCCTCATTTCCATTTTTACCTTTTCTAATGAGTATAAAGTCATACTACTTATATTACATAGTTTATTTTTAACATCTATATGGTCAAATTGTAAAGCGTGAGAATGTTTGCCATAACCACATAAACAACAACGAAAACGAAGTTTTACTCTTGCTATAAACTTTTTTGCTCTTATTGATGTTTTTTTTCTATCAAGTTCATGTCTAATTTTATACTTTTCTCTTGTTGTAGGAGAATGCCACATTTCATATATTTTATTATTTCTCATATAGTACCATGCAAAGAAGTACCCATCATCTCGTGTTAAACCATACTTAGATTCCAAGCCTAAAGTAACGGCTTTTTTTCTATTAATGTAAGTCATTTTGTTTGGATAACTCATGCAGTATACCTAGCTGTTTTATAATCCAATTGACAAGTAACACTACCATGCCAACCTGTCAACTTATTTTTAACAACATTTAAATGTCTCTCAGGACCTTCCTCATCTTGACCCTCAAGAGGTGGGTTCTTTGCAATCAATACCATCAAGTCTGCTTCAGCAGCTTTACCAGTTCTACTGCCTTCCATCATTGATTGATTAAGAACAATCTTACCCTCTGCTTCAGCAGATAGTTGAGACATATAAAACATAGCACAGTTATGTGTTTTAGCTATTTGTCTTGCATAGATAGCATTTGCTTTGAGTGCTTCATCAGGTCTAGCAAAACCACCACTTCTGGCGAACTTATCACCCATGTCCAATACAACTACGTCAGGCTTGTATGACTTACATACACTCTCAACCCAAGCCATATCACGATTAGATGCATCTTTAATATCAATATGCTTTCTAACTTTGCCATATAACTCTTGTGCTCTTTGTGGATTGTCCTTGACTTGATGCATTGTCATGCCTGTCGCTGCCGTCAAGTAACGTGCTCCAACTCTATGAGGACCTTCTTCGTTGCACAAGATAATACATCTAGCACCTTGATGTGCAAAGCCACCGGGAGATGCAATAAGACTTGCATGAAAGGATGTCTTGCCTGTGTTTGGTCTAGCACCTACCTCAATCAAGTGTCCAGCATTTACACCTTCGACAACTCTTGTAAGGCTCGGTATCCCAAAACTCCATCGTGCTTCCAAATCATTCTTAGATAGCAAAGACTCTATACTTATGTCTTCCCATTCT